AGATGCGGGTACCGACTGGACATCGTTGTGGTTTGGTGCCGGAACAGTGGTAGGAATTGCAATGTCCTTAACTATATTTTACCTATCGATACAGACGGTAAATGGAGAGGTTCCCGAGTGACCAAGGATTATGACAAGATTGCCAAGATGGAACAAGCGATTAAGAAGAAATATGGGGACGAGGCGATTCAAAATCCTCTTTCGAGTTGGGATCAGGATAAAGAAAAAGAATACATTAGTCAGATCAAGGCCGTTTCTAAGATCGAGAAAAGCAAGACTAAGAGCGAGAAGGAAGAATACAATGGTTTTTTAATGGATAAAAAACTACTTACTAAAGATAATAAATCTGTTTGTCCTGTCTGCGACGAATACTCTTTTAGTGTCCGCGATGATGTTTATTTCAATAAATGGGATTGTTGTTACGGATGTTTTATACGGTGGGTGGAAGGGAGAGAAGAGCGTTGGACACAGGGATGGCGACCAGATGTAGAGGATGATGGTGATAAGTCAAAAGGTAGATGAGCTGATGAAGATGGTTTCTCTCTTAAAAAGAGATGCCGAAAAGTGTGATAGCGGGAATGCATCTGCTGCTACCAGGGTGAGGAAAGATTTGATGAATTTAATTAAGGTGATGAAAGATATTCGCCAATCTGTTTTGGAACAACGAAAGGAGAAATTATAATGGCAACTGCGGAAGAAATTGCAAGAGGTATATCACAAGTTATGGCAGATTCGTATGATGGCGCCGCTGACGAAGCGGGAAAGCCTTTAGATATGGGACTGAAGAGGGGTGTGTATGACGTGAAACTTAAAGATTCTCGTGTTAATGACGGATTTGGATTATCGCTAAGTGGTAATCGCCTTATCATTAATTACGAGGGAGAAGTTTCGATGAAAGAACTTAAAGATAAAAACTTCGAAAAGGATGTCGAGCAGACTTTGGCGGATGTTCTTAAGTTCGTGAAAAAACATTATAAAAAGGCGACAGGCGACACGCTCAAGTGCAAGCCGGATGGCGAGATGACCTACAGTGTCCAAACTACGAGCCGAGTGCATACGTGGGTCGAAGCCCAGATGCACTATGAAATTCAGGGCATGGAAGGTGTCGAGATGAGGAATCCTAGTGGCGAAGAATTATGCGATAAATCAATTAGAGACTGGTTGGCGCTAGGTGGAAACTCTAAAAAGCCTAAGAATGTTACTCGCAAAGAGGAGAAGTCTTCATGAAAATTTCGCCTGAGCGCATAAAGCAGATTATCAGAGAAGAAGTATCACACGCTCACTCCCACCATCAGCAAGACGACAAAGAAGGTGTGCGCATGAGGAGACATCTTCACAGAATAAGTGGTCTTGTTGATGAACTAGATTCTCTATTCGATGACGATGGTGACGTCGCCGAGTGGGTCCAGGAGAAAATTGCAGTGGCGGCCGCAATGCTACAAACCATTCTTGATTATAAGAACGGCGAAGAGATAAGATAAGAAGTAAGTAAAATGTTATGGCATATCATATTTCAAAAAGCGAAGTTAAAAAAGAGATCACTAAGTGCGGTAAAGACCCGGCTTACTTTTTAAATAATTATGCTAAAATCTCCCATCCTGAGAAGGGTCTGATTCCTTTCAAGACATACGATTTTCAAACAGAACTTTTAAAAAGCTACAATGATCATCGATTTAATGTTATTCTAAAGGCGCGCCAACTAGGAATTTCAACTATTACTGCTGGCTACGTTGCGTGGCTAATGCTGTTCCGGCGTGAGAAGAATATTTTAGTGGTGGCCACCAAGTTTTCAACTGCTGCCAACTTAGTGAAAAAAGTTAAGGCCCTTATCAAAAATATGCCCGATTGGATTAAAATCTCAGATATTAATGTAGATAATAGAACGGCGTTTGAACTTACCAACGGGTCGCAAATTAAAGCGTCTACAACCTCTACAGATGCAGGCCGTTCGGAAGCACTATCTTTGCTTGTTGTAGACGAAGCCGCCCATGTTCCCGAGCTTGAGGAAATGTGGAAAGCACTTTATCCCACTCTTTCAACGGGAGGTAGGTGCATCGCCCTTTCGACTCCTAATGGAGTAGGCAATTGGTTTCACCAAACGTATGTGGATGCAGACGAGGGAAGAAATAGTTTTTTTACCACCAAATTACCATGGGATGTGCATCCTGATCGCGACAAGGACTGGTATGAGAAAGAAACTAGAAATATGTCGAAGCGTGATATCGCTCAAGAATTGGAATGCAACTTTAATATGTCTGGCGAGACTGTTATTCATCCCGCAGATATACAGAGGATGTTGAAGGCCGTACGAGATCCTAAATATCGAACCGGATTCGATAGAAACTACCATATCTGGGAGGAATACCAGCCCGGAGCAGAATACCTGCTAGTCGCAGATGTTGCCCGCGGCGACGGACGAGATTATTCTGTTTTTCACGTTATTAAGCTAAACACAATGGAAATTGTGGCCGAATATCAAGGTAAGCCAAGCTTAGATATGTTTGCTAATTTACTTAATTCTTCGGGCCGCGAGTACGGCGAGTCTATGCTGGTGGTGGAGAACAACAATATTGGATTTAGTGTGCTGGAAAAACTAATCGATATGGAATATCCGAATATTTATTACTCAATTAAGTCAACCCATCAATACATTGACCAAATTACTGCGGAAAGTACGAGTAACGCGGTGCCCGGATTTACTACTTCGTCTAAGACAAGGCCGCTTATTGTAGCTAAGATGGAAGAATTTATAAGAAACAGTGCGATCACTGTTTATTCTGCTCGCACCATAAGTGAGTTTAAAACTTTTATATGGAATAATGGGAAGCCCGAAGCAATGCGCAGTTATAATGATGATTTGATTATGAGTCTAGCAATTGCTTGTTGGATAAGAGATACTGTAATTACTTCTTCTAAAAAAGATATAAAATATACTAAAGCCTTACTAAATAGTATGATATGCGCAAACACACAGATGAACACTACCATTAAGGGAATGCATGGCTACAAGAGAGACGGAATGTTAGATCAATTAGATGATCATAAGAAGCAATACTTAGAATATGATTGGTTATATAAAGGATAAATAATATGGCAGACAACAACCAAAACCCGGCGAATTCAGAGTCAACGTTATTTAGAAGACTAACTAGACTCTTTTCAGGGCCCATTGTCACTAGAAAAACTCAAATGATCCGTAACCAGCGGAGACAAGATTTAGATAAATTTAGGTTTAAATCAGCTAGCGGGCAGAATTTTAAGAAAACTACTTATAATCCTTTTGAAAGTATTAATTCTACTGCAATTGCCAACCAGCAACGCGCCGAAAGGTATATAGATTTTGATCAAATGGAATATATGCCTGAGCTAGCATCTGCTTTAGATATTTATGCGGATGAAATGACCACCTCTACCTCTTTCGAGGAGATGTTGAGAATTAAGTGTCCTAATGATGAAATCAAGTCCGTCCTAGATACTCTTTTCCATCAGGTTTTAAATATAGATTTCAATCTGTTTGGATGGTGTCGTACAATGTGTAAATATGGCGATATGTTTTTATATCTAGACATCGATGAGGGGGTGGGCATCAAAGGCGTGATTAGTTTACCGACCAACGAAATAGAAAGGTTGGAGGGAGAAGATCCTACCAATCCTAATTATGTACAGTTTCAATGGAATAGTGGTGGCATTACGTTCGAGAACTGGCAGATGGCGCACTTTCGAATTCTTGGTAATGACAAATATACGCCCTATGGATCTTCTATTTTGGAACCTGCTCGAAGAATTTGGCGCCAACTCGTTCTCTTGGAAGATGCGATGATGGCATATCGCATAGTGCGCTCACCTGAAAGGCGCGTGTTCTATATTGATGTAGGAGCTATAGCCCCAGAAGATGTAGAGCAGTATATGCAAAAAATCATTACTAACATGAAGAGGAACCAGGTGATAGATCAAGAAACAGGCCGTGTTGATTTGAGATACAATCCTATGAGCATCGAAGAAGATTACTTTTTGCCGGTAAGGGGCGGTAATAGTAATACTAAAATAGACGCTTTGCCGGGTGGAACTTATACCGGCGATATAGATGATGTTAAATATTTGAGAGACAAACTATTTTCCGCCATTAAAATTCCGCCTGCGTATCTTTCACGCCAAGAGGGAGCCGAAGATGATAAGACCACATTGGCCCAAAAAGATATTCGATTCTCCAGAACAGTTCAGCGTCTCCAACGCGCCGTCCTAGCAGAGCTAGAGAAAATAGGTATTGTACACTTATATACATTAGGTTTTCGAGGAGATGATTTGATATCCTTTGATTTGTTTCTAAACAATCCCTCAAAGATTGCCGAACTGCAAGAGCTAGAGACGTGGAATACCAAATTTGGAGTGGCATCGGCCGCAACCGAGGGGTATTTTTCCAAACGATGGATCGCCCAGAAAGTTTTTGGGATGACAGACGAAGAATTTCTACGCAATCAGAGAGAGATGTTTACAGATCGCAAGATCCAAGCCCTTATGGATATCGCCGCCGAGATGGGTGGCGCGGGAGCTAGCGCGGCCGCCTCGGAAATGGGAGGACTGGAAGGTGGAATGGGCGGTGAGCCAATGATGCCGGATATGGAGGGCGATATGGGAATGGAAGAATTTCCCACTGGTGAAGAAGGCGCTGCAGAAGCTCCCGAAGGTGGCGCTCCCGAAGGGCCCATTCCTGACGAGGGCCCATTGCTGGCAGAGCCTCCCGGCAAAAGAGATGATCTTCATTATTATGAAAAGGGAACGTATAAGCCCACTAAAAATGATCGTAGGCCCCAAGGTGCACGCCATCGCAGTATGCTAGCGAAGGGGAGTACAGAAAAAGGAAAGAACACCAAACGTACCGTGTGGCAAGGCGCCACAAGTTTATTTCCAGGAATGGATGAATTAATTACGACTGGAAATGGCATTGCGGAGGGTGTGAGTAATAATTATGAGAAGGAAGAACAGAAAGTTTTTAAAATGAAGGAATCTCAACGCGAGATAAAAATGCTCATTGAGCAGTTGGAGAAAAAGAAAAATGAAAAAGACGCACAAAAGTAGACACAATAAGAAAAGAAATACCGCTTTTCTTTACGAAGTGCTGATTCAAGATATTACAAAAAGTGTAATGAACCAGGATCATAAACGTAAAGAACAGGCCGTGAATATATGTAAGAAGTATTTTGGGAAGAATTCTGTTCTCTATAAAGAAAGGGAGTTATATGTGGCACTTTCCGAAGCGCACGAGCTAGATTCCTCTTTGATAGATAAGTTGTTATCCGAAGTTAAAAAGGCATACGCGTCTCTGGACAAGAAAGAAATATTTAACACACAGACTCGAATGATCGACCAAGTAAACCGACAGCTATCTCCTGGTGTTTTCAGCAATTTTGTGAGTAGCTATAAGACTCTTGCGACGATCTCTCAAATTCTTAGTCAAGAAATGCCTATTAAAAAACGATTGGTACTTGAGAATAATTTCTTAGAGGCAGCAAAAAAGCCTGCACAAGTATTATCCGAATTGGAGCCGACCGATAATTTGGTTTACAAAACATTTATTAAGAACTATAATAAAAAATACGAAAAACATTTGCTTCCAGAGCAGAGAGAGGTAGTTACAAGATACGCAACTTCGTTTAGTGATAATGGGCTGTCTCTTAAGTGCTATTTAAATGAGGAGTTGGGTAGGTTAAAAGGTGCTTTGGGAGAATCATTAGACATTCAGATGATCAAGGAAGACGAAAACATGCTGTCCAAGATGCAAGAAGTGTTGGCGATGATGGAATCTTACAAAGAAGAACGAGAGTTTAATGAAGATATTATTGCTCAAATTTTGGAGATCCAAAGTCTGGCGAAGGAGATGGAACTTTAATGCCTATTACGATAACGGTTGGAAGCGAAGAACCAGAGGTACCTGCACCCGAAAAGGTTGAACATCTTCCTCTTACAATGAAATTAAATATCCGCAAAGCAGTTGACGGAAGTTTGATGATCTTCGATCATCCAGAGATGGATATCGTAGTAGTCCCTAGCACGAGCAAGGTGGTTACTTTTCCTAAAAAATCGTATAATGATGAGGTGTATTCCGCACAAAATAGATTATTTGATTTTTTATTCAAGTCAGGCGTTATAACTCCGGGGACTGTAGAGGGAGGGAATGTGCATGGGGCCATGGGCGCGGTCATTCTTCCTCCTAAAAATTCTAAATTTCCAGTTGCTGACTTGGTTGTTCTGTCTGTGGGGAAATTCATCGAGAAAGAGAAGCCCGACTATCTTTTTGCCCAGGCTTACGAGAAAGAAGTTGAAGACATGTACATCGATCCCACCGACGAAGATTCGACGCCTCTAGGAAAAGTTCCTCAAGCAGTTAAGAAGGGAAGCATTCAGCCGTATGATACAAGGCGATATCTCGCCGGATATTCCTAATGGATTTAATGTATTTTGCCTTAGTGAGCGCCGGCATGACTCAAATTTTATGTTTCGGCACAATATTTAAATCAATCAGACCCAAACATCATTTCTTTCATTGTCCTATGTGTGTGGGATTTTGGGTAGGTATTTTTGTATGGGCGTTAAGTTGTTCTACGGAACTATTTACATTTGATTATAATATTATAACGGGTTTTTTCTTAGGATGCCTGAGTTCAGGAACTAGTTATATAATGAACATGTTGGTATGCGATAACGGATTTCAGTTAGCGCTCAACAAATCGGAGGTCGAAGATGA